GTAGCTGTAGCTATAGCTCCAGTGGTAACGGATCTATCATGCGAGTAGCACCAGTGGTACTTGCCAATCACAACTGCATGCCTAGTGCTGTGGCACAGAGCATAGCTGTGTCGTTGATGACACATGGTAATGCAGACACTGTGCATTACATTGCAGGGTTTGTGGCTGAGCTTATGTCAGGTAAGGCAGAGGACAACTTCGACTATCTCAAGCACTATCGTGATCCGTATGCTACAGGAACCATCATGTATACATACAACATGGCATGGGAATGTGTGAGAGAAACTTCTACCTTCGAGAAAGCCTTGGTGAAGGCAGTGAACATGGGCTTTGACGCTGACACTTTAGGTGCTGTCACTGGTATGTTAGCAGGACGTAAGTATGGCTTGAAAGGTATACCAAATAGATGGCTAGAGAAGCTAGTTAAGAAGGATGAACTCATTGATATGGCTGAGAAGCTCTATGCACTGGGAGGTGATGATGAATGATTTAAAATTTACAACAGCAGAAAACTATATGAGTGATAACAATATGCAATCAGCTTTCCCTGATCAATTCAAAGATGGCATGACCTTGCGTGACTACTTTGCAGCTAAGGCTATGGCTGTGCTGATGACCAGTGCGTGGAGCATTCCACATGCTGAAGTGGCAAGCAAAGCTTATTGGTTTGCTGAACAGATGATGAAGGCAAGGGAACAAGAATGACCAGAGAAGAGGTAATGGAACAGGCTAAGGCTTTGGGCTGGGTGGTGCGTGATTGCAAAGATCCGTCTTACATATCCATTCGTGCATACAAATCTGAAACAAATGAGCGTATGAGGATAGGGTCTAGCGGTGAAGTTTATACCCGTGACGATGATGGATGGATGTGGCAAGCGGGTACTATTGAATCTCTTGAACAAGCCATAAAAGAAAGGGGACAAGCATGACTCTCCCTCGCTATGTTACCTTGGCTAAGGCCACCGAAGGTGTCCTCAAGTACCGCTACAACCCACCACAGGATGCAGTGGATGCAGGGGTGGTGGCTAGGCGTGTGCTTGGCACTGACAAACATAAAGTGTTTGCCTTAGCTGAAGAACTAAATGCCATGCTAGACAACTGGCGTAAAGAGCTTAGATATCTTAAAGATATCTCTGAGAAGACGAAGGTGGCTGACTTAGTCAAGGCATATAAGAACAACATCACTTACACAAAGCTCAGTGTTAAGGCACAGCGTGACTACATCTACTACCTACAGGGATGGCAGGACAGCCGAGCCAATGGAGTGACACTGTATCAATGCAAGCTTGGTGACTTAGTCACACCCCATTGTCAGAAGATATATGAACAGCATGCTGAGCACAGTGTTAGCTTAGCTAACCACACTCTAGCTGTCTATCGTTTGCTATTCAACTTCGCTATTCGTCATGGCTACATCAAGCACAACCCATTCAGCAAGGTGCTACGAAGGGCAGACAAGCCTCGCAGAACTGTATGGAGCAGGGAAGATGTTAGAGCATTCATGAACACTGCCTATTCCACATTCAAGTGGCGTAATGTAGGACTCATTGTGCAGATGGGTTATGAATATGGACAGCGTATGGGGGATATGCGTAAGCTACGATGGGATCAGGTAGACCTAGAGAAGGGTGTGTTGCACTTGGAACAAAGCAAGCGTAGGTCTAGGGTGACCATTCCCACAAGCACTGGGCTACTAACTATGCTGAGACAACAGCATGCTGAGTTTGGTTGGCAGCAATACATTGCACCTTCTAATGTTCCTGATAGGAAGGGTGGGCTGGTTCCTTACAGCCTGTTTAATCTGTCTAGAGTTGCTAAGCAAATCTTGGCTGATGCAAATCTGCCTAGTGATTTGGTGTTGCAGGACTTAAGAAGGACAGCCATTACAGAGATGATTGAGGTGGGTGTACCCATCACCAACATCATGTCGGTGTCAGGACATGCTACCCCGCAAAGCCTAACACCATACATCAAGAACACTTTGCGTAGTGCAACAGTGACACAGGAAATGCGAGGACTAACATGAAAGTGTATATAGGGGGCTACTCCAATTGGCTTGGACCATATCAGCTTGCTGAACTAACAAGAAAGCTAGGGGTTAGCGAAGAGAGAGCATACAAGTGGGGTGAGTGGCTCAGTGAAACATGGGTGGGTGATGTGCTGCAATGGATGCACACTAAGAAAAAGCGCACTGTCATTGTGAAGCTTGATAGGTATGATACATGGGCTATGGATCACACGCTATCGCTCATCATCTTGCCAATGCTCAAGCAGCTTAAGGCAACACAGCATGGTAGTCCTAGTGTGGATGATAAAGATGTTCCTAAAGCTTTACAAAGCAGGTCATGCCTACCCAAGGAAAGCAGTTGGGACATTGATGACAACCACTTCAAGCGGTGGGACTGGGTGCTAGATGAAATGATATGGGCTTTCGGTGAAATGGTGGATGAAAATTCAACTGAGAAGTTCTATGATCATTCTGCTGTGGATAAGAAGGCAGGACTGGAAGAACAGATAGGTAAGATTAAGGTGGACTATGCAGGTCTAGAGGTGCATGAAGCTAGGATGAAGAAAGCTTTCATGTTGTTTGGTAAATATTACAGAGGACTATGGGACTAATATGACTGAATTAAACAGAGAACAAATTGAAGCTGCTGTTGCAGAAGAACTAGAGTTTTTACTGCGGTGGGAAAGTAGTTTGCCTGAACCAACTCAAGACACTGAACTTATTAAAGCAACAATGAGAGTGCTTAAAGAGTTTAAAGTGATGAAGAAGGATGACAAATGAGTGCATGGCTTATCGCAGTTGTTGGTGTAGTTTATACAGTGGTGGCAGTGGATCTGCTACTCAAGGGAAGCACTGGGCTAGGCATAGCCTTTGTTGGTTATGCACTGGGTAATGTTGGTTTGTATATGGAGGCTGCAAAATGACACAAGATGAAATTATTAGTAAAGCAAAACAACAAGATGAAATTGAGTTAGTAGACTTTATAAAGTTGGCTATCTTGCAAGAGCGTAAGATATGTGCTGAGATTGCTGAATGGTGTATACAAAACCATCTTGAACACCACATACCTGAACGCATTAGAGCAAGGGGACAAGCATGACACACGATGAAGCTGTTGACATGAAAGACTTTAATGAATGGTGGGATAGTGACATCCCTATAACTAGTCCATTTAGAAAAGGTAGTCCTGCATACTGGGCATGGGCAGGATGGCAAGCTGCCTTGCGTGAACAAGCCATGATTGAAGTGCAGAGACTTGGGCAAGAGATTCAGCCAGAGCAGGAGCCTGTGGCTTGGATAAGTGCAGTAGAACTGATGGTGATGCGTGGTCATGCTTTGGCAGGTGCGAAAGACTGGCGAGTTAACGTAGGGCTTGTTGAAGAAGAAGGCGATGTGCCTTTATACATAGGAAAATAAAATGAAACTACATGAACTAGAAGACCTCATCATGGCAGCATGGATAACTAAGGAGGACATTGATTCCATCCTGTGGGTATTGATGGACAGAGAGAAGCACCCTACTGAAGATGAGCTTGCCAATTTATTAATTGGACTACACAGCTTGCACGATGCTAGAATGACCAAGCTATTTAGTGGATACGAACAAGTATTAAAGACCAACAAAGTAACTTACAAGGGCTATGACATTCTTAAAAACCCATCTACCCTGTGAGACATGTGGCAGTAGTGATGGCTTGTCCATCAACGATGACATGTCCACCAAATGTTTTGTATGTAATACATACATTCCCTCAATGAACAAAGAAAGACTTGAAGTGATTGATGTTGATACAGAAACGAAAGACACAAGCTCTTTCTTTAAAGACTACAACGAAGGTGTTAGTGTGTCTGTTTCAGACAGACGCATCAACAAAGCCACAATGGAACGCTATGGTGTTGTTCGCAGTGGTGGCTATTACTACTTCCCTTATTACGACAGCAACACCCAACTGGTGGCAGCTAAGCGTAGAGAGGTGAAGGATAAGAAGTTTACGACAGTGGGTGGGTGGAGCAAGGGTACATTGTTTGGACAGAACCTATACCCATCCAATGGCAAGTATCTCACCATCACTGAGGGTGAGTTTGATGCACTGGCTGCATACCAATTGACAGGCAGTAAATATCCTGTTGTGTCTATACGCACAGGTGCAGGTAGTGCATTGAAGGACGCTAAAGCAAACTACGAATACATCAACAGCTTTGAAACTGTAGTGCTATGCTTTGATGGTGATGAGGCAGGGCAGAAGGCAGCAAAGGAAGTTGCTGAATTGTTTGGCAGCAAGTGCAAGATATTTAAACCTGATCCCTCATATAAGGATGCATGTGAGTGGCTTGCTGAAAGCAAGGAAGCTGCATTCGTAGCCCGTTGGTGGGCAGCAGAGCCATTCATACCTGATGGTATTGTCAGCGGTACTGGATTGTGGGAGCTAGTATCTAAACCAATGGAAGCAGCAGATTGTTTCTACCCTTGGAAGGGACTCAACGACATCACCTATGGCATCAGAGCAGGTGAGCTAGTCACATTCACAGCAGGTAGTGGACTAGGTAAGAGTCAAACCCTAAGGGAAATTGTGTGGCATCTGCTGCAGCACAGCAGTGACAACATTGGCTTGATGTTCTTGGAAGAGAGTGTGAGAAAGACTAGCCTATCCATGATGAGCCTTGCTGCTGACTTGCCTATGCACCTACCTACCACTATGGTGTCGGATGCCATACGCAAGGACGCATTTGAAAAGACACTAGGCACTGGACGCTTGTACTTCTTTGATCACTTTGGTAGCACAGCCATTGAGAACATTGTCAATCGTGTGAAGTATATGGCTAAGGGACTTGGCTGTAAGTATGTCTTCTTAGATCACCTAAGCATCATCGTATCCAGTCAGGACAATGGTGATGAACGTAAAGCCATTGATGAAATCATGACCAAGCTTCGCATGCTTGTACAGGAAACTAACATTGCTCTCATCATTGTTAGCCACCTCAAGCGTCCATCAGACAAGGGTCATGAAGAAGGTGCAACTACTAGCTTAGCTCAGCTAAGGGGTAGTGCAGCCATTGCACAGCTTAGTGACATGGTGGTATCGCTTGAGAGGAATGGTCAAGCTGATGATCCCATTGAACGTAACACCACCAAGGTGAGGGTTCTCAAGAATCGTTTTGCAGGTTCGACTGGTCCCGCTTGCAGCTTGCTTTATAACAAAGACACTGGCAGAATGTTTGAGATTGACGATACTATGGAAGGAATGATGCTATGAAACAGTGGGATGATCTTGATGATTCCATCATTGGACAAGCTTCCATATGGAATGGTAACAAGAGAGTGGAGGTCTTGGTCTACGATGCTGACAAGATGATTAAAGTATTTAAGGACAGAGATGGTATGACTGAGGACGAAGCCCATGAATATATTCTTTTCAACATTGAGAATTCATACATAGGAGAGGACACACCTGTATTGGTGTGGCAAAGATATGAGTGATGGAGGAAAGGGACATGCTCAGCGTCCCAAGTCAATAGCTGATGAAGAGTGGGCTACTAGATGGAATGCCATCTTTGGTAAAGACTCATTAGAAGATTACAAACAGTCGGTAGATGTTAACAATCTCCGACAAAATGATAAGGACAAGGACGATGATCTTCTTAGACATAGAGACAAACCTAAAACATGACACCATATGGTTGTGTGTTACTAAGCACAGCACCACTGGTGAGATAAGACACTGGCGGGAAGCCGACAGCTTGCAGCAATACTTAGATGGTGAGCAAGTGGTGGGCCACAACATCATTGGCTTTGATGCACCCATACTAAATAAGGTATGGGGTGTTGGCATTCCTGACAACACTCTGATGGATACACTGGTGATGTCACGCCTGTACAAGCCTGACATTGAGGTAGTGCTCCCTAAGCAAGGCAAAGCTCCCACTCCCCACAGCTTAGAGGCATGGGGCTACCGCTTAGGCAGTCACAAGATTGGCTTCACTGACTTTGATGGCGGGTGGACACAAGAGATGGCTACTTATTGTGAGCAGGATGTGTTACTGCTTGAGAAACTGTACAGCCACCTATCAACAGTGTTGATTAAGGAAGAGTTTTCTTTACAGAGCATTAAGCTTGAGCATGCGGTGGCACTGATCTGCCGAGGCATGGAAGACAATGGCTTCATGCTTGATATGCCTAAGGCTATGGCGTTGCATGCCACCCTCAGTGGGCGTATGTCCGACATTGAAGAGAGCATGCAGCAGGTGTTCCCTCCCATCGTAGAGCAACGCATCTCTGAGAAGACAGGTAAGCAGCTTAAGGATAAGATTACTATTTTTAATTCTGGTAGTAGGCAGCAGATTGCTGAACGATTGGCAGGGCTTGGTGTTGTCTTTACGAAGAAGACAGACAAAGGTAATGTCATTGTTGACGAATCGGTGCTTGAGAAGATTGACCTACCTGAAGCTAAGCTTGTAGCTGAATACTTAATGATTCAAAAGCGTGTATCTCAGATAAGTAGTTGGCTTGAACTGGTAGCCGATGATGGCAGGGTGCATGGTAGA